ATTCTTTTTAATTCCCCTATAGTCATTGAATAAACCTCTCCTGCATGTTGAATATCAGAATAGTTTTCGTTATTAGTAAAAGATGTTATTAAATTAGCTGGGTCTACATATTTTATTTTTATCCCTGAGTTAGGGTCAAATGAAACTTTAGATACACCTATACCACAAACAATTAAATCTCTTATCATGGATTTTTTTATACCATCATAATTATTCTGTTCCATAACAAATTTAACTCCATTTTCCATAGCAATTTCTGAAGCTTGTTTATAAGAAATAGCCATATATATATCTAACTCCTCTTGATTGTGAGGAATATAACCTTTATGATTAAGGTCCCTACCTAATGTTTTAGACATGGATTCTAAATTAGGTGATGTTAACATTTTAGCAAATAAAGTATTTTTATGAGCTTCCCTATCTGTCTCTGCTGCTGAATCAATAGCATTTGCTTTAACCTCATATTCTTGGTTAGCAAAATCATTTAAAACTAAATCAACAAATTTTGGGATTATATTTACAGGAGTCCAATCTAAATTAAGGTATGATGTATCACCCTCAACATCTAATAAGTCTTTATACTTTCTAGTGTCTTGTGCACCTTGTGCATAACTTCTAGCTTTTGTATATAGAGCTCTTCTACTATCTATATTTATTTCAGAGTTATCTTTCCAGTCATAATACATTCTTTTAAAGTATGCTAGACCATATTCTTTTTTTTCTTTTTGTTTTGGGGAAACATAAGGACTTGGGTATCCACCCACCTTCTTCATTCTGTCGTTTCCACCAAATAAATTTTTATACTCCATTTATTTTATTTCTTTAGATAAAAAACCTCTATTACTGTATTTTTTTACAAACTTAATAAATTTTGGCGACTCTTTCTTAATTGCAACAAACTTTTGTGAAGCAAGTAAAGCTAAACTAGAACTAATAGTCGCATCAAATTTTGTTCTATTGTCTATATCAAACCTACTCCAATCATCTAACAACCTATTAAAATAACACTTTCCTACCTCTCCTGTGTCTGGTTTTAAACCAACATGGTCATAAATATAAGTTGCTACTGCTTCTGCCTGAGCATTAATAACAGCTACCCCTGAACCTGGTATTCCTTTAGTTACTTGTTTTCTACTAAAGTCTGTATGTGTTGATTCAGGTCTATCCATTAAATATTCAAAATATCCTCTTCTCTCAAAATACTTTATTATTCCTATTTTATTATTTTCTACAAGAATTTGACACCCATAAAAAACACATTGTTTTATCATATCTTCATAGAATATTTCTGCTTTAGGTGGTCTATTTATATATTCACAAATAAACTGCTCTGAAGGAAGGCCTTCAGACATAGAGAATTTATGATAAATATGACACGCTGCATTAGACCTTCTTCCATCTGTTGTTGTATCATGGTCATAAGGGTCACATCCTGCTACTAAATTAATAGTATTACCTGGTCTTTTTTTATTAAACTTAGTTACTATTAAGTTCTGCATATTAGATGGGGGAAACCAAGTTACTTCCCATTTACCTTTTTTATTGGGTATCCACATTACCTCACTATCTTGTACCCCACCTTTCCATATAAAATCTCCTTTTGTTGTTAAATTATCAGTAACCTCATTATAATCAAGTTGTTGGTATATTCTTTCTACATCAAAAATACTAGATAGAGAATCATTTCTAAATGCCTCTTCTGTAGTAAAAGGAAATTGTCTTTTAAACTCTGATAAAGAGTTTGTATTATTTTTTAATCCCTCTCTTCTGTTTGTAATATAATTTTTAGCACCTACACCTATCTCAACATCATCAATTCCCATTATAGGGCTTTTAGGTGTTTCCACAACAGATTTTCCATATTCATCAATAAACCCTTCTAAATTCTCATAAGATGGGATAAACAAAGAATATAAACCTGATTTAGTTCTTCTGTTTAAATCTTTATCTTCTATATTTGAGTCATAATATATATCCTTATATTCTAATCCTCCATCTTCAAGTTTATTGGCAGTAGAGCCCATCATACACTTACCCACAATTTTTCTACCAAGTAATAAGCAAGTTTGTGTTACTCTCCAATTTTTAGCTATTGATGTAGAACCTGTCCACTTACCTGCCTCATCATGAACTAAAAGTTTAAGTTTCATACCATCATAACTATTATCTGCAGTATTTTTCCAATCTATAACAGAATTTAAAGCTTCTGATTTTTCTATGTGCTTATTCTTCTTTGTTATTTTTTTTGCTGGTTCCCTAAATGCTAACTCAACTCTTGGGTTACTAGAACCATCTTGAATTGGTTGAAAGAAAAAAGGATACCTTCTATATATTCTAACAACCTTATCTGTAAACATGCCTTTAGCATCACCACCTGTTTTAGATAACAAACCAAAGTTTGAATCATAAATTTGTGTTGCTTGATTAACCATTTCAGAACTAGCCATATAAGAAAAACCAGACCTCCTGTTTTTAAGAAAACACATTCCCATACAATCAGGGTCTAATTTACAAGCTTCCCAAAAAATAAAGAACTTCCTATTAGCATCCCTGTAATCAGGATAACCAACATCTATATGAGACCATTGTATAAACATATAATGACTACCAGTTATATAAGTTGGTTCGCCATTATTCATGAACCATAATCCATCCCTTCTTCTTCTAAATTCCTCCTCTATGTATTCATAATAATCAGAGGCATTCTCCCTAGTTAATCCACTAGGTATATCTTGCCTAATCCACCTTTGTTCCTTTTTCTTTTTATTAGAAAAAAGAATTTTCTTTTTAGGAGGTTTTTTAGGGAGTTGAATTTTTAATCCTTGTATATCTACAACTTCCCCTAGGCTCTTAGAATTTAATTGAATTGTATTAGGCATAATGAAAAAATCCCATATATACAAATATATGAATAAAATTTTATCTTTTAGCGAATTTCTCAGCTAAGCCACTTTCAAAGTCTTTTTCTTCTCTTAATTCTGCTTCACTATTTGATAATTGTGCCTCTAACTTAGATATTCCTATTATAATTTCTTGAGCATCCACAAAGCATTCTTTTTTTGCTTTTATAGCGTTCCTTCTTTTTTCGTCAGATAAATCAATATCCAATGGTTTTTTTATATCATCTATAAGTATAGATACAGCCTCTTTAGATGAATCTATTAACTCTTGTAAAGTTCTTCTTATGTAGTTTTTATTTGTTTCTTTAGGCATTTTCTACTTTTGCTAATATATCCATATTCCTCATTCTTAATAATTTTTCACCCTCTATCTTCATTTCATACTCAGAGTTTGTAGAGAATAAAACTTCATCTCCTTCTTTTATTCCTTGGTCTTTTAGCCAAGGATTCATATTTCTCACATAACCCCTTAATGTTATATCTTCAACTTCAGGCTTAAAATATATTCCACTTTTTGTTTTTATATCATCTTCTGATTCTCTTCTTTGTTTTACAAAATTCCAGTGATTTAACATTTTTATCTTTCCTTTTCTCACCCTAGCATATATGTAGTCCCAATGAACTTTGTATAAGTTTTCTTTTTCCTCTAGTGTAAATAAGTGTTCACTTTCGTAATCTTTCCATGAGGCCTCTCCAAATTTTTTACTTATATTTAAGTTTCCTGTATTAGCTGTGATAAGGTGATGAAAGTAAACTTTATCGCCAACCTTAACATCAAAATCTAAACCTTCTGGTAACCAATCTGGAACCTTATAAACTATTCCATATTGCCTAGCATGTTTTAATGGTTCATAGGTAATGTTTATTTTAAACTCCATACCATTAACTGTTACAGTATCTTCATAGGGTTTTTCAACTTCTACAATAAAGAAGTTTTTAGGTATTCTTAGTTTTTTC